GCTGCATTTAATGCTCCAACAACATTCTCTGAATCAAAGAACTGCTTTAGATTAGAGTAATCAGCAGAAGCAATTATATTTACCTCTGATGTGTACTCAACCTTTTTATATCTTCCGTTATTTTTACCCTTTCTTAATGTCTCAAATCTAAGCTTTACCCTTGAGTTTGCATCTATACTATAATCACTATACTCTCCAGCGGTAGCTGTCTCTATGTTTGCTGGATATTCTACTACTGGAGAAAGGTCTTGAGTTTTTTCAGTCTTAGACTCAACTCCAGGTGCAACAACAGTATTAGGATCAAATATCGCTGTGAAGTTGTCTGGCTTCATCTTCATATAGACCCCACCAAGAACGACTAAGTCACCCCCAGGACCTTGTGGTGCTGGTGATAAGAAGTCCGAAGGCTTTGCCTCCTTCTCTAGCACTGTAGCCAAAACACAGTTATTAACCGCACCATCGGTGTCAGCCTTGACATAATATCTGTCTCCTACCTCAACCTTTCTTGCGTTCTCTCCCTCCAGTAAGAAGTAGACGGAGTTGTCAGTAACATCCTCGTAGTATATGTTGCTGTATATTGTATCATACCTCTCTCTGTCAGACTTTATGGCAAACTTATATCTAGTGGCCCAACTAGGTGCAATCTGCTGAGTTGGTATTGTAACCTGTATTTGATTTCTTAAATCAGACGCAGAACATGGGACATGAACAGTATTGTTCGTACTAACAAGAGCTGTTGATGCCCTGTTAAATTCATCCATGTATATAATACCAATCTGGTAGTCTCTATTACTGTGTAAGCTAGTCGGGCTGCCAATTTCTCTATAGTCTACAAGTAAATCATTAATCTCATAATACTCATAAGCGTTCTGAGTAGGTGTCGAAACATTGTCAACAAACCTAACGGCAGGAAGTTGGAATCTTATAATACTGCTACTAGATGAAGTCTTAATCTCTATGGGCTGTGGAGCACTAGCTACACCGCTTTCAATCTTAGTTAACGAGTCTAGGTTGTTTGGTATAGTACAGTTAAATGTGTCGGTCAAAGAAAAACCTTCACAAGCGTCCTCAACCGCCCTAATGCTAGTAGATGTGTATATAGAGTAGTTTTCTGGTGTTGCTGTAAATATATCATCCTTTATCGTCAACTGAGTTTCTGAAACTACAGCAGAGATCGAGCTAGAAGTATTAGTTGATGTGTTAGTTACCAAGCTACCCTCCTTTACTCCGTCAGTTATGAATGTAGCACCACTGTCCACCAAAGATGTAGCTGTAACGCTAGTATTTGTTCCAGATGTTAATAAATTAACTACACCAATACTTTGGATAAAGTCAGGATCTGTAGCTAGTTCGTATGCATTAGCAAAGTCCTTCTTGAGTATATAATCTATTGTTATATCTTGGTCAGACGTTGTTTCAGTAGGAGTTGTGTCACCCTCAAATCTGCTGTGAGCAAATCTTAAATAAAAAGAAAGAACTGCACCCTGCTTTAAGTTAATATCTGCTAGGTCTATAAAAAACTGAGACCCATCAACAGTTACAGTAGCCCCATAGGTGTAGTTACTGCTCTCTGTATTAGACCCAGCCCCATCTGCTATAACCTCAGAGCCTATCTCCGCAGATATTAGGTTAGTACTGTACTCAAGCTTAACCTTGTTACCTCCTGCGTCAACGATGTCATAGCCGTCTGTATAGTTACCATACATCAGCCTGTTACCCATAATCGTCTGAGCAACTGCCGTGTGAGGTACATTATCATAAAGCCTTAGTATTTCAGCATCGTCTAGTATTGTATATATCTTGCTATTGTCAAATGAAAAGGTGTAGTCAGTATCATCTGCTAACCCCAAAGCCTCTTTTTCAAGCTTCTCTATCACCTTAATGGTGGAGTCGCCCATTTCCTTGAACAAAAGCTCAACCTCTTGGACTAAGCGACCTCCAGTGTTGTATGTGATTACACACTCGTTACCCAAGTTAACCATACCATCATTCAAGTATGTCTTGGTGTTAAAGTTGAAATTATTAGGTATAAAGGCTGGCTCACTAAACTGTGATGTCGCTGAGTACTCATTATCCTCATACTTATATCTATACCCAAAACAGACAAACCTTTCTTCCATGAAATTATTGTCCGTTGCAGTAGTCTTGACCTCTATGGCTGGAGATGCAATAGGTGGTTTTTTAATAACCATCAACTCCTCTGCACTGATACCATCCACATTCAGTACTGAGTCAGGGTCTGGATAATTCCTGTTGATATTAATCTTCCTAGGTGGATTCAATCCATCAGTAAAGAATAATAAATCATCTAAAACATCTACGCCAGTAACCAAATAGTTTCTGCTAAAGTTTAGAGTGGTATTTTGACCCCCTCCATCATCAATGCTGACAACATGATATGTCAGTTGATTTTTATTGGTGTTATAAGAAAGGATCATATCAAGCTTACCAGTAGCCCCTATAGAGAATTCTGGATCGTGAACAAACCAATATATTGTTTCGTGTATGCCATCAGCCACAGCACCAATCGTGGATGCCTGAGAGCTTAACCCTTGACCATTGTATAGTATAGTATCTCTTGTGATCTCAAAGTTACCCTTTGCGTTTTCTACAGAACCAATCTCTGACTCTTCGGTAGATCCAAGTCTTACATTTTGAGCGTCAATGTACTCACCATCGGGGAGGAGTCTTTCATCGACACTTTTATTCATGCGACCCCTAATAAAATTTTCTTGGACTTTAGCCATACTACTTTATCCACTTATTTTGACCACGCAAATTCATTAATAGTCTGCCAGGGTGAATGTTGCTCATTCTAATCTTAGCGTTTCTAAGTATTGAAGACTTCTTTCGTTGCTTCCTCCTGACAACATACTCCTGTACACCTAGCTTTGAGTCTAACAATGAGTACTCAATATAAGCATAAATATACTCTTCAAATAGCTTGTTCACCATGATTGCAGAATTGTCTCCACCCTCCATTCCGTCAGATACATACTCAATGAGACAGTTCTTACCAGACATTGATGAGCTAAAATTAATAACCCCTTTCTTCTTGTCAATATCAAACGTAGGATTTCTGTTTGCGGTTTCAGTATTTAGCCCAAACCTAGCCCCAATCTCGTACTCAAAATACCATTCCCCATTGTATTGATAACCCGACTGACCGTTAAACTGGCTGTCATTGTTTAGGTATATACTTTTCTTACTGCCTATAATTCTCTCGTAGTCAATCTCTGAAAACTCAGGCTTTAGTATGTTGCCATCTATGTCGAATAAAATCTTACCAGAGTTATCTTGCAAATATGCATCAGAGTGCAGTGGCTGGATATTTTGAGTTAAAGGATACAACACACCATTATCGTACATTGATACACGAACCCAGTTAACAAAGTCACTAGGTAAAACGAATCTTATTTGATCCGTAACATCTAGCTGTAATATCTTTATTTCCTTGAATGCATCATAATTCAACTCCTGTATTCCTCTCTTCGCATGGAACAATATCTTGTACCTATTCTCGTTGTTGACCAAGGAATGGTTCCCTTGATACATCAACATAAAGTTATTAACAACATCCTCAAGGCTCACATACTGGTATGATCCGTGGTTGCTTTCTTCTGTATAATAATCAAACTGTGATATATAAGCCATCTAATAATTATTTTTGCATATCTTTTATTTCCTCTTGTGTGCCATAGTTTACCACCTGTGGCTCTCTAATTGACAGCCCTGCATACTGTAAAATCTTAGTAACCAATAACGGTTCATCCTCAATAGGAAGTTCAAAGTCCTGATAGTCTGCCGCAGATGGGTTAAACACAGGCTCACCTCTGTCAAGGCTAATGTATGTCCACTTAGGGTCTTTCGGATACCTTAAATACTGAGCCAAAACAGCACCCTGCTCATTAATGGTAGACGGATATACCGTCATCAAAGAAGCCTCCTGAGTGTATGCAGGAAATAAATTTGAGGGAGATGTTAGTAGCGATATATTTAAGAGTCTGATGTCCTTCTGTGAGGTCTTTTCAGCCTCTTTATAGACACTTTGTGAGTGAATGACATAACTATCGCCAGAGGCAAAGATATTGTCTTCTACGGCCAACTGTGTGTCGCTAGTAAGCCCTGTCACTATCGTAGTGAGC